CTCCGAGGAGTGAACTGCGACCGAGCGCCAAATCCTGCGGGTTGACGCCAGTCGGCCCGGTCAGCATGGTGCTGGTCGGCCCGCCACCTGCGCCCTCAGCTGCGCCAGCCATGATGCTGCCCATGTCAGGCTGCCGGCGGTTGGCTGCGGACATCGCCTGCGCACTGCGACGCTGCTGCGAAGCGGCCTGCGCTTGTGCCTGCTCTTGAACCTGGCGCTGTTCGCCACGAGCCTGCTCTTGTGCCTTATCGGCCCGTTCTCCGGCGTACACGGCGTATCCGGTTCCTGCGGCTGCTGCCGCTGCTGCCGCTGCTGCGATTGCAATTTCGATTCCCATATCAAAGCTCCTTCATCATCACGATATCTGCGGGAAGGTATCCATGCTTCGCCATCGACTCGTGCAACTTTGTTCCAGATCTCGTGTGCCACAACACGCGACACGCACCTCGTGACCTTGCTTCTGCTTCTGCAACGCGAATCATCCGACCACCGATAACGCCTCGGTATGCTGGATCGACAAACAAAGCATCGTTTGCGGCGATGATGATTGCTGGGTTGTGCATTGTCGGTGTGACGAGCATTGTGCAATAACCAACCATTCGACTTTCATCAAACGCCGCAAGCGCGAACATGAGTTTAGCATCGACAAGTGTTTGATATTGTTCTACTGATGGATTGAATGGGAAATCAAATCCCGTTTCCGCCCAGTTAGCCGCCATCAGTTCGTGGATCAGGGGCATGAAATCCTTAGGCTGAATGAGGCAGATGTTGACCATGAATTTGCGGCCTTACTGGTTGTGCATGCCCTCGTACGGGTCGTAGTCGCCTGGACGAGTGTCGATTCGGTCGCGCACCTCGCGTGGGAGCTGCTTGCCGACGGGGAACGCGAACGTCAGCGCCAGCGCGTCGGCGATGTCCGGGCTCGCCCCACCCTGTAGCCGGCGCTTGATCTCGTCCTTGGACTCGAGCACCCGTCTTCCGTTGCTGTCGTACGAGTACGTTGGGGTGGCGAGTTCGGCCTTCAGGAACGGGTCGTTGGGAATCGAGCCGCCCTGCTCGAGCCATTCCCGCATCGTCCACCACATCTCGGTGCGCCTGTTGACGAACAGGCCGGGGTTGTTGGGCTTGCCGCCGAAGTTCACTTCCACAATCCCATAGCCCAACTGGCGCAGGCGGTCGATCACGCCAGCCCCGCCGCCGACGTCGATGAACACGCCGTCCGGGTCGCGATCCTCGATGACGTTGGCTACACGGCCTGCCAGGCTCATGTTGTCGATGCCTCGGTAAATCTGCGGCTCGAACGCTACTAGCCCTTGGCGCAGCATGATGACGCTACGGTCATCACCGAACCGGGCCGGGTCAACGCCGACAACCAGCGGAGCGTCCACGATGTCGCCGTCTGAGTATCGGCGCCGTGCCGCTGACTCAGCGTCGGACAGCGTAATGAGCTGATCGTCGCCGGCTGCGCTAAAGTCGCACAGGTACTCGCGTGCGAACGCCGACTCTGGCATGTCGCGGCGCAAGCGCTTGACCTCGTCACGGTCGATGGCGTCCGTATCATCGACGGTATAGAGGGCAGACCACCAGTCCTCCAGGCCGTTGGAGCGGTAAAAAAGCTCGCTGAACAGGTTGATGCCAGACGGCGTGCCAATGAACATCGCCCATCCCTTGCGGTCGGACAGGGCAGGCTGAACGATGTCGGTCCAGACCTCGGGCTTGATCTGGGCGACCTCGTCAATCACGCAGCCGTCGAGACGGACGCCGCGCAGGGCGTCGGGGTTGTCGCCGCCGAACAGGCGGATGGTCGCGCCGTTGTGTTTGAACACGACGGCCAGATCCACCTCGTTGATGTCGATGGCCCCAGTCGTGCGCATCGGGCGCAATTTGTCCTTCAGACGCGCCCAAGCGATGGCCTTGGCTTGGCGCAGGAACGGAGCGATGTACACGAAGAACCCGAGCGGCTGCTTGCATTTCAGAGCCTTGTCAAGAAGCTCCATGATGGCAAGTTCCGTCTTGCCAGCACGTCGGTGCAGGGCTAGGACGGTGAACCGCTTGCGCTTCAGGTGACATTCCCGCTGCCACTGCCGAGGGTTATAGTCAAGACTTATCGGCACTTGGCACGCCCGTGATGACGGTCAGGGTGATTTCGCCAGCGTGGTCCAGATTGACGCGGTCGCCATACACCTTGGGCAACACCTTTGACAGCAACCACTTGCGCGTATCGACCATGAGGCGCTGGTGAGCTACGGCGCCAGAGTCGTACCGACCGTCCGGGGTAAGCGGGGGGGTCATGTCTGACAGGGTGACGATCTCCTCAGCCCAACGGTGCGCTTGTGCAATTCTCGCGTGCGCGTACTTCGCGGCGAATCCGTTCAGGTCATTCAACTGCCAGTCCCTGACGGTTGCCTCGCCTGGCATGCCGGTGGTCTTACAAATGGCGTTGAGCGATTCGCCATTGGACAGGCGCAGACAGATCTCGTCGGCCAATTCCTGTGTGTAAACCGTTTGCCCACCGCGCTTTCTGGGCGTTTCGCCTACCGGGCGCGGCGCTTGGCTGCCTTCGCCTTGTCCGCCCGCACGAACTTCTTTGCGACGGACATAGGGACGCCGACCTTCTTTGCGAACGACCGGGAGTGCGCTGCCGCCTGCATCAGGCGCTTCTGTGCGGGTGATTTGCTTGGCATCAGGTTTCATTCTTGTATGAAAGGTGGATTTCCAGTCCAACGGATTCGGCGATGGCGATGGCGCTGGCGAGGTTGCAGCCCTTGCGGCGGATCCTAGGGGCGTCCGAGAGCAGGCACCGCACGTTGTGCGCTGCCATGCGGTCTTCGGCGTCCATGCGGACAGCCAGCGCGTTGGTGACCTGCCCGGTCTGCGCCATGTGCTCGCGCACGGCAGTCTTCCAGTCCTCGAAGCTTCGTACGATCATGGCGCGATTATATCAGTCCTTGGTGCTGTTGATTCCAAAATCTTGGATAGTTGCCGCCCAGACGAGTCGCGGCGTTCCCGGTCCCATCCATCGTGCCTCGATCTCGTCGGTGACGAAACATCTGGCTTCGACCTGGGTCATACCCTGATCGTCGCGCAGGCGGGCTGCGATCATGTCCGCGCTGTAGACGACCACCGGTGGCCCAGTCTCGCCGGCACGAGGGTAGTGCACGCCAAGGATGCAGTCATCGAGGCCCGCCAGCAGCACCTGCTTCCCCTGACGTCTGCGCTTGCGTGCCATGACCGGGATTGTACGGGGCCGCCAGCCGTGCCCTCCACACGGCTGCGATGTTCCTGACGCTCTTGTCGGCGAGATCGTTGCGCACGACGGTCGCTGGGGATTGACCGCCTTCGAGGTATTCGGCGAGCCATCGTCGGTACATGGACTCGGCCTCGCCATCAGCGAGGCCGTTGGTTCGCAGTTTGGCGAGCGTGAGCTCGCGCTCCTGCTCGACCTTGGCGGTCATCACGGCGATCCCGTCGGCGATGACTTCGTCCTCACTCACGAGCCTCTGCTGTCCGTCCTCCCCCTTGACATACCAATCCCCCGCCCCCGCCCGTTCGACCCTTGTCCGCCAGGCAGGGTCGCGCATCAGCAGACGTCGCATCGCGTCTCGAGGAAGGGGGGTAGGGGGGGTTTTGTTTGTAGTTGTGGTTGTGGTTGTAGTTGCTGAAGCCACCCTAGTAGGGTTGCTTGAGCCACCCTGCGTTTCCGCTGGTAGGGTTGCTTGAGCCACCCTAGTAGGGTTGCTTAAGCCACCCTTGTTTTTGGCCCCAGAACGGGCTTCTGCACCCCTTCGGCCTGCCTCGACCGCCGCAGTGTGCCGACTACGTGCCTTCTCGCGCTCGGCCTCCATGCGAGGGTGGACGAGGGTGGCTGGCAGGGTGGCTTGAGCTACCCTAACCTCAAACCGAACCCTCAACACAGCCCAGTCTGCATCGGTCAACTGGCACCGCGTCATGGCCTGACAGGCTTCACGGTCGTCCGGGATGCCTCCGTTCGTCCAGGCGTACATGAGCATCTGGGTATACGCCCAGCCCTGTACAGGGGTCAGCATCGCCGTGCTGACGAGGAAGTCGGTCGGGTACATCGAGAACCAAGGCAGATCTGTCGCCATGCCGCAATCCTGTCTGTCCGCCATGTAGCGGACGAATGCCAAAATCCGGGGCGAAGCGCGGGAGCGGCTGGAAGCACCGCGCCCCGCCACCGGAGTCCTGAATGTTGAGCGATTCCAGCCGCTCGTCACGCCATTGTAGCGTTTCATTTCATCGGCTGCTGGATCAAATGCACTACACATCTGCACATCTGTATTCGCTTCACGCCTATTCACGCATCCTCACGCATATTCACGCTTGCACGCTACAAAACTGTGCTACATTGGCGTGCGACATGGAACCGCTTGCCGTTGCTGCGGCAAGCACAGACTTGACCTCCGCCCGGTTCGCGCCGGGCGGTTGTCATTTTGGGCAGCTCACGCCTATTCACGCATCATCACGCCAATGCCTGCGATTGCCGAAACGCATACAAGTCGTATGCACATCAGCAGTTACAAGCATGGGACACAACGCCTGAGCGTCTGTCCCCGGCGGCAGGTTCGTTACCCCAATGTTCCGGCGCTGCGGCGTACCTCGCGGCCTTCAGGCAGCACCCATGTCGGCAGTCGAATCCGACGTCACCGCAACCCTATCCTACCCGCATGCGTCACTGCAATCTGCCGTACCACATCTATGTCAATGTGAACAATGTCGCGCTGGGGCCGGAAATGCCAGCCGGCACGACTCGCGGCATCCTGCACGGCATCTACTGCCGGCCCGGACAGGCCATCATGGGACACGTCCTGCTCGAGAGCGGAGCGCACTGGTCTGGGATGCTGTGGCAGTTCATCAGCACCAGCGACATGTTCATGGAGCAGCCGCTGACGTTGCAGCCGTGGGGTGCGATGGGCGAGGACATGGAGGCCTGGCATTGTCACTACCTAGAGGGACTAGTTTGCTCGTCAATCCGCGGGGTGGCATTGCACGGTCGTCACACCGGGATCATCATCGACTGGCGGGACGGGTTCAGCCGGTACCCAGACGAGCACAAGCCGCTCAACATGGTGCACCTGAACGGCGGCCAGTTCGCGCTGCTCCCGAACAACTACCTGATGTTCAACGACAAGCACCTCGTGCGCCCAGCGGCACGTCCAACCGTCAGCAACTACCGGCGCAACTCTGAGGTTATTTGGGGTCCGTAAGCCGGTATCCGAGCTTCCACAGCAGGCGGCTCAAGTCGTTGGCGGTTGAGGCGACGGCGTCTTCGTCAAGCTCCGGCCTGGCAGCGTGCAGAGCCTCGTGGATGATGGTGTCGAGCATCTCGTGCTCTGACTGACCACGTCGTATGCGGATGATGCGCGTGTCGGCGCTGTCGCCGTGCTCGACCTCACCGAAGTTGGTGAGGTGATTCACGAACCTGAACACCCAGTACCGTTGGCCCAGGCGAACACGCATGGTGGTTCACTTGAATCCGCGCTTCATCGCCTTGTACGCGGACGGGCTGACGGTGGACTTCGACTTGGGGCGGCTAGTGCCGGCGGCCCGACGTGCGTTGATGTTCGCGTACAGACCGCGCTTTGCTGCTTTCTTTGCCATGTTCATTTCCTCGAGGTCTTGCCGCTGCACTTCCACTTCGCACGCGAAAGCCGGAGCGGGCTGTTCGGGTCGCGTGCAGCCTTGGGGTGTGACTTCATCTGCGCGAATGAGCGTGCGCAGTATGCGTCACCCTTGGCGGTGCCGGGCTTGATGCGGTCGCCGCCGCCCTTGGCCTTGCCGGCCTGACCGTAGCTCACAGTGCGAGTGCGACCCGTTTCCGGGTTGCGGACGGTCTTGGCGAATCTCTTTCCTTTTGCAGGTGTCGGCATGTGTTCTCCTATCTGTCCTTCTCAAACGGTCAGTTGCGCCTGTTGTGAGCGTCCCACAGCAGGCACAGCGATAACACAAGTGCGATAGCCGTTGACACGCTCATTGGGCTTCTCGCACTTCGTAGCGAAGTCTACGCGCTGGGGTTCCGTTGACACGAGCATGATCCATGTAGAACCGCAGCCAGAGCGCACCCTTGGGCTTCGGCGGCATGCCCTTCTCGACGGCCCAACCATTCTGCTCGCTGAACTCGTCCTTGTAGCCGGGGCTGCGGACGTGCATCACTCGGTCAAGGTACGGTCGCCCGTTCAGGGTGAGCCGTGCCCGCTGGATTGGCATGATCCACTCGTCGTGCGTGTGCCCCGTCCAAATGATGTCGGCGTCGGGCAGGTACACCGCCATGCGTGCGGTCTGGATGGTGCCTCGGGTCACGGGACCGCCGCCGCCGTACCCGTGGTGCATGTACATCACGATGCTGTTGCCGACGACCTGGCGCCTGTCCTTCTGACGCACGAGGAATCGCACCCAGTTCGCGTAGCTGCCGGCGTGTGCTGGGCATTGCGGATTGCGAACCTTGGCCGCCTCAACCAGGCGCTCGTTCATGTCCGTTTCGTGACGGCGCTTGACGGCGGTCTCGTGGTTGCCGGGCGCAAAGATCATCGCCATGTCGGCGTGCGGCGCAATGTAATCGGCGGTCGTTCGGATCACGGCGTCGAGGTACTTGCCATGCTGATGCTCTGGCCGGCAGGCGCTGGTGTCGCTACGCGGATCCCACTTGCCCTGCATCAGGCACAGGAAATCACCATTGCTCATCCAGTACGCACCGCGCTCGCGGCACTGCCGCATGTGCTTTTCAAACATGCTGCGGCAGGCGTGGGCGTTATCGATGTGCGCATCCGAAACCAGCAGGAAGTACTGCTCCCAGTTTGCCGTCGGAACTGCATCACCGTCCGGCGTCATTTCCACGGTGAACGAACCAGGCTGATGCTGGACGATGGTCGCGCTCATGTCGTAATGCAGGGCACGACATCAGATTACGCTTCTGAATAATGCAAACACCGCTATCCAAGAATTTTGGCATTTGCTCATGTTCACCCACTTGACCGCCGATATACAGCCCTGTATAGTCCCCCCAGCCACATGACGTGGCAGAAAGAGGATGACATGTGGGAATCCACACCAACCATGAAGTGCTTCACCGTGACCGATGCCGAACGCAAGTCCGACATTGTGGCCATCATCAGGAT